GGAGAATTCCTTCGCGACGTTGGCCAGAGTGTCGTCGATTGCGGTCGCAAGAGCAAGGCTCGAAAACGACGCATAATCGGCATCAATGTGTGTTTAGGAAGCCTGTGTCACCACAGGTTCGCTCTCATGGTCGCCCATGAGTTCAGACTCTATCTTCAACTCAGGATTTTGATCCTGAGTGCTTGACATATTAGTCGTTGGGGTTTTTCCACTATTAAGTGAAATCATCTTAGTCCAAAGTTCTGCTCGTTTCTGTGGATTCACTTTCCCACACAACCGAATAAACTCAAGACCAACGTTTGCTTGATCTCTCTTAATAAGCATATAAGGGATGATCCCGATAAGGAACATTTCTATTCGGGTATAACCTCCGGTCACGAACCATTCGTAACACTGGTGTTTCCCGAATTTCCCTTTCTGCTTCGGTCGGAATTCACCGCCGAAGTTCTTCACCAGCCACTTCATCAGTCTCACGCTAATGTTAGCGATGGAAACTTTTAAGTCATAACCGAAATACGGTTTGCCACTTGAAGTGTACAAGGTGGTCCGACTGAGGAAAACTCCTCCTTCGGCGTCAACCATTGCGGCGACGTAAGACCACTTCGTTTTACTGATTTGCATTTGGAATCTTACCTCCGTCTCTTATGCTGCCAGCTTTAACTGTAGCATACTTTGACGGATATAGTCAAGTTTTTGTTTAGGTGAGCTGACGATTAACTCACCGATGGTGGAGGTGTTGGTGACCAAGCTGGCAGCCTGACCGGGGCCAGGGGTGCCTTCTGTGGCTTGGACGATATTGGCACCGAACGTGTTATATTCAAATCAATTTTGTTTAGGAATCCTGTGTCACCACAGGTTCGCTCTCACGATTGCTCGTGATGTTCAGACTCTATCTTCACCTCAGGAGAGGTGTTTGACGTATTAGTCGTTAGGGATGATTCTCCCTGATTGAGAAACTTCATTTTCTCTTCTAATCGTTTTCGGATCTCTGGGACTTGTGAATTTCCAAGTCTTACAAACTCCAGAGCGACTTCGGCTTGTTCCCGTTTTATGATCAAATAAGGAATGACTCCAAGTAAAAATCTTTCCTTGTTTGCTCGCCCCGAGATAGTCCACTTGTGAATCGGACGACTGTATGTCTTTGTCCAACCAGAAGGGTTGTTATCTCGAGAATAGAACGTTCCGCCAAAATTCCCCAACAGCCACTTCATCAGCTTAACAGACGTTCCATAAATTACAATCTGAAGTCTGTAGCTTCCGCCAGCGACGTCGGCCTTATGAATAGATAGAGAACCTTCTCCATCAAGTATCCCGGCCACATACGGCCATGCATTCTTTTCCATCTGAGAATCCTTTCCTCGGTATTGTCTGATACTCATAATATCAGAGTTTCACCGATTTAGTCAAATTTATTTATACTCGAACCTATTTGATTAAAGCACGAGTTGGTTACCAGAGTTAAGGGGCAGATCACGCCGTTCCGCGCAACGCACGAAGGGCGTCTCAGCCTTCAGGTTCTCAACGAACTGCTTGTCATAAAACAAGACGGTAGATTGAGGCAAATTCCCGGTCACGTTAGACGCGGGATATCCGAGAGACATGGTGTGTGATTCCTAGACTGCAAGCGCGGATTACCCTATCTTGCCCTCTGCGATCAATTTGTCAACAGCCGCCTTGAATCCCAAGTCGGTTTTGTACCTGCGACGCGTCTCACTCATGGACATTCTATTGTATTCGTCGACGGTCAGCCCCACGGATGGTTCGGGCCTCGCTCCAGGCCTAACACTTGCCTGACGCGGAGATAGCCCTGTGGATGCAGACCCTGGTCGCAACCTGCCCACTTCCACGACTGGCGCGGCGGCGGGTGGTGTGACCTTCGATACTGGTGTTACGACGGGCGCTTCTGCGCTCGCCGGTGTTACGGCTGCGGCTACCAGTGCTGCTGGATCCGCGGCCGACGGTAAAGCGACTACAGGAGCGGGTAGCTCCCTTCGCTCAACCGGTGTTGAAACTCTAGTTGGAACTTCGCCCTTTTCTTTCAACATACCAAGGGCCTTGTTCAAATTGCGAACGGTGTAATCCCAATTACTTTCAGCAAGGATTACATCCATCTTGTCGCCGAGTTCTTTGCTGAACTCGACATCAGAATGCTGTTTCATAAACAACTTGGCAGTTGCGAGATAACTCGCCCTGTCAAGCTGTGCTTCACTGGTCACCACACGGGTGACAATTTCTTCGGCAGGGGCGCCGAATCGAATGCGGTCTCTCCTCTCGAGCGCCTTATTGACGCGTGAAGGATCACCGGATTTTAGATCTTCTGCAATTTCAAACTGCTCATCAGCCGTCAGAGCCCGAGGCTCCAACTTTTTACGAGGTGAAGCAATATCGGCCGGCTGTTCAAGAAGCAGTTGGTTGTTCTCTTCTTGCTGTTGACGAATTTTGGCAGTCGCATTCGCCTGCGCGTCCAAAATCTTCTGGCTCAATTCGTCTTTCGTCTTTGCGAACCAAACCTGTTCGCCCGATCCATCAATCGCTTCAACACGCGCTTCCCATCCGCCCTTCACCTTCGTGTAAGGTCCGGACTTCGTTCCTTCCTCTTCTTCAGTCGGTACAACTGGCGCCGGAGGCTCCGCGATTACTACCGCCGGTTCTGCCGCTGCGACGGGCGTCGGAGGGGCCGCGACAATCTGCTCTTCAACAACGGGTGGTGTGGCGCCAGAGGCGTCAACCACAACCGCGGGAGCAAGCAAGAAAGCTTCGAGAGCCGTCTTGTACTCCAGATTACTTCGCAAATTACGAACCCGATCCGACGGCAGATTGGCCCAATCGTATTTCACTTGCTCGTTCAAATCGGTGAATAGGGGCCAGCCGTTCGGATAACCGGGGGTATTTTCTGACTGCTTTGTATCTGCTGGGACTTTACCCAGCGTGATTAGTTCTTCAACGCTTTTCATAACACTATCTCCTGGTGGTGTCAATCCGACACAACACTGATTAGATGTTTGGTTCTTTCTCCGTTTTCGTAGCTTTTAATCCAGTTACAACTTGGCCTTGACCGCTGCCACGAGAGCCTTGACTTCCGCGACCACCGATCCTTCGACCTTGACGAGCTCTGCCTTGACGGCCGCAAGCTTGGCTGCGTTCTTCACGCGGCCGGCTGCGAAACCAAGGCCGAGAGCAACTACCAATGCGACGACTTCGTAAACCATGATATTCTCCTTATTCGGGTTTGAATTCCTTTTTGACTTGATCTTCCAGCGAAGTGCCTAAAAGATCTTTCTTCTGCTTGATAAACTCCACTTCACCAGAAAATTCTTCCATCTGCCGAGTACACTCATTCTGAATGCGCTCGAAAAATATTCGCGCGGATACGGCAAGAAGACCGGTACGCTCGAACTCTTCCTTATTTTTCCAGTTCTGAAAGTGAGATGTCTCAAGCTTTTCAATTTCGCCTTGCGACAGCTTCATCCAGACCTGATAGGCAGGAGTCCCGTACCAGTTTGCCAGCGTGACTTTTTCGGTAGACGAAAGTTTAAGGAATCGTGGATCCCTCATCGCAATCGGAACTTGTAACCCTTCGACCGGCCCTGTTTCGAATTCTTCGATTTCCATGAGATTCCTCCCGGAAGCTCGCTACTTCTTACAGCGTGACAAGGTCAACAGGTTTCGCTAGAGCAGCAACGAACGCCGAAATCTCGGCCGCATCTGCCCCGCTGACATCGATATTAGGAACCTTTGAATCAAGCACAAAACCCCATCCATCTTGAATAGGATCGTACATAATTCGTCCTACGCGCCGTCCACCACCGTTTGAGCCGGCACCTCCTTCAACTACGTCGTACCGAACCGGTGCGCCGATGCTTGTCAGCGTCCGGGGAATGAATGCAAATCGTGACATGTTATTTCTCCTTAAAAATTTTACTTATTACGCTGGCATGCCTTCGGCATTGCCACCAAATCCTGGGCCCCCGGGTTCTCCGGTTACTGCTTCTGGTTCTCCGGCTTTTTCGAGAGAGTGGCGGATAATATCCCCCGCCGCACGCTGTGTCCACGCCTGATCCTGTAACTGGGATTTTGCCTGGAACTTTTGATCGTTGTTGGCTTTCTGTGCTGCCATCTTGGCCGCTGCCGGATTGTTAGCAGCACGTTGCGCCTTCATCTCCGGAGTCAACGGACGAAAGATCGAATAATACTGCGAACTGCCATAACCACTGACGTCTGTCAGCATGTGGAGCAATTCGGAGAAGGCGATGTACTCGCCATTGATGTCTGCGATCTGACCTGCGAGGGCCGGGTTCGTGAAGTACTGCATGATCAGCGGCATGGACTGGGCCATCTGCTGACGGGCCGCCATGTGGCTGCCGGCGAGCACACTGAACCGCTTGATGCCATTCTTACTGCCCATGAAGTCACGGAAGCTGGCCTTGTAATCTTTTCCGAGTTGTTCGTTTAGAATTTCTTTGTACACCGAGGCCGGAAGGAACATACGATTCAAATCGTAGATCTTCCACAGCCACGGCTGGAACACCTGGCGGTTGAAGTCTTCAACCAATCCGCCGATACGATCTACGGCCGCTTGCATCATGCCGCCTGCGCCTGTAGCTGTACGCCCCATCGAAGAGCCTCGACCGCTAGGTTTAGACGCGCCCATGGTAAGCATTTCATTGGCGCCGGAAGTCGATTCGGTACGCGCTTCGGAAGCTGCGACCACCTGGAATAACTCTTGCTGAATCTTTGGAAGGTCCAGCGGATGAAGCGCTTTCGTTGCGTCTCCGTCAACGTCGATGAAGCCGCCCAGGCGAGCCCGGACTTGCTGCGTGTTAATATTGGCGCCGCGCGAACGGACTATCGGTTGATTGGCTGACAGAGTGCCGATATCGGCAACCGCATTGATGAACCCTTGCTGCAGCCGCTGCTCGCCGCCGAGCGCGGTCCCGAGGCCGATGCCCCAGAAACAATCTTGAATCATCCACCAGTTCACAGAATAGAACGGTATGCAACCAAACATATTTGGCTCATTACGAATGACGCGCTGACCGGCCAGGACTGTGATAATCTTGTCGCGGTCCCAACGTTCTTGAATAAGCAAAGGTTCGTTGAGAGGATCGTCGGTCGTCTTCGCAAACAAAGGAGCCGCGTGCTGCACAAACTGTGTATTATTCTGGCCCGAAGTCATATTCTGACCGGCGATTGCCTGACTTTGGTCGGCTGCCGCGGGCGTCTCGAACCAAGATCTAATCGTCGATTCGTCTGGCAAATTGTAACGATAAATCGGTTCGTTCTTTTCGTTGTAGTAAACTTCGTCCTTCCACTTAATTATGTCACGATACGTGACCGGAAATTCATGAATGACGAACTTGGCTTCACGAATATCGGGAACGCGCGTACCCGGGTCCACCAGGACCGTGCGGATGTCACAATTCTCGAAATACGGATGCGATACCAGCCGCTCCGTTCTGACCATACGAAACTTGTCTTGGTCGGGCGTCGGTAATTCCTCAATGTTTCCGTCTGCGCCTGTAGTTGTGAGAGATTCATGAACCGGTTGGAAATCCCAATCAGTTTCGTAACGATCTTTCCAACCCCACTTCCAAATACCGGTGCCATTGAGCAAACAGGAGAAAAGCCCATACTTTACTTCCTGCTTGAAATTCATTTGATCCAACTGATATGCCGTCAGTTCTTGAATAGCACGCGCCATATTAGCTGAAATGCTAGAACGAGATTCAAGTTTGAACGGAGGTTCTTCATAGAACATTCCGCCTACAAGTTTCGAATTGATAGCATTGACGTGCGTCGCAACCGTAAATTTGGCGATGTTCGCCTTGGGCATCGAGGTGCCTTCCCAAACGCGAAGCGTCGGGGGCGATTGGTACAACAGGTCGATTTCTATCCACCGAATATTGAAATAACGGCTTTCAATCCACGCGCGGGTAAATTTCGAGTCCAGAGTAACCAGTTTTAGCGCAACATCATCACTTACTTCCTCAGGACTGAAAACTTCCTTGAAGTTCAGCAGCCCCGAGCTCGACGTACCGGGGAGAGGTAGAACTGGTGCCATTGTGTTTCCTCTATCGTTTGAATCCTATCGGGGTGTATGGGTCGTAGAGCTCTTCACCGGCTGTGTCGCCGGTGCCGGGTTCTGGAACAATAGGTAACTCATTCGTTCCTGGAGCATAATCACCCTGCCCAAATATCAGGTCATAAAAATCTTTCTCGCGGAGAATGCGATCGAATTCCTTCTGACGGTCTCTGCCGCCAGGGCCACCGGGCTCCGTGGTTCCGGTCGGAATGATTCGATGAATGTGACTGATCGTATCCGGAATGTCGTCATGAAGCGAAGTCCCGAAATCTTTAAACTCTTTGTAGAGATCTTCAAGACACGAAATCGTGTTCAAAAAGAATAACTGTCCCCCGTAAAGAAGCGGTTGTAGGGCACCTACACGGGACGCTTTAGCGTTCGGAGAACGATCAACCTTGAAGAAGTCCAACGGGATGTACTCAGTTCCTGCCTCTAAGGCGTACTGACGAATTGAGCGCTCCAAAAACTGGGCCCCGTTCGAGTTCTCGATCAGAACCAGACGCGGGTGATATTTCTGAAATGACGAAGCAATTTCTTTCGCCAGATCATTGTCAAGATAATGGTCTCTAAAAATTTCCACTACATACACACGATTTTCTATGTCAAGGCCAACCACGGCACCGACTGAATAATCGTTCTTCTGGTTTACTGCGTACGCAAAATCCCAAATGATATAGTACTGAAGTTGATGCGGAATGGCGTTCAACCCAACCGTCCGCTGGAGCATAAGATCCACCGTGAACTTGATCTTACGGGTGCCCGCCGTACTCAACATGTACTGCGAGAGATAGACCGCTATGTCTTTCTTCTTCTTCCTGTCGAGAAACTTGTGATCCAACTTCACGCGACCGGTCTTGTCTTTTTCAAACAACAACTCATAATCGGCTGGCGTGCAATCACGCTCATCCTTGTGAATCATCTCGGGCCGCAACCAGCGAGCCGGAGTAATCAAAACCTTCAAATCGCCCGGATGCAAAACGCTTTCGACTGTATGAGCATACAAATCACCAGGAGCATACGGCGTTCCCAGAAGGTCTTTGTATCCGCCTGGGTCAACCAGCGACTCGGCATAATTGATCTTCCGAATCACCTTGACTACGAGCATCGAAGTATCGGTGTTCTTGTCGTTAACGACGTCGTCGCCCTTCATCAAATCGCAGTGCCAACCCGGCAAGTTCGATAGAATCGATGATGCCCAAGCCGATGGATCCCTTTTCTTTTCGTCGCCTACTGTTCGGCAAGGACAAATGAATTCGTCCTCGATGCCTTCATTCTTGCGAGTGAGATTCCACTCTGGAAATAATTTCTGAAAAATCGTGCCATCCGCATTATCGGGAACCAGAAAATAGTTCTTAAGTTCCCCAATGAACGCGACCGCCAAACCAGACTCGGCCGTAAGAATCAAAATACGAATGTTTGGAAGATTGATAAACCACTGCACGCAATCAACCACGTTAATCGTAGACTTGAAACTTCCGCGAGGATACAGCAAAAGACGTTCTTTCGTCTCATCCTGCTCTTCGATCTTCTTCGACGGATCCTTCTGCACGAAAAAATTACAGACAGGCGCGTGCGTTAGGAATGTGAAGTCTTTGTTGAAAATCTCACGGCCCAGAAACAACAAATTCGTCCGGCACATGAATCTCAAGAAATCCGTCGTTGACGTCGAGCTTGGACACTTTTTCTGATCTACCCACAAATCTTTGCCGCTCGAATCTTTTCCTTTGTGCTTAAGGCCTAAAATTTCCAATCGCCGAATCGAAGAATCAATGTTCTCATTAGAACCTGCTTCACCATATGCAGCCATCACCATATCAAACGTGATGTAATTCTTCGCGCGTATAACTAATTCGTCAAACGTTTTCGGAGCGGGGCCCGCAAGATCACGATCTGCCACTTTCCAGAAATGCTTAATAGACAATTGGTCGCCGGCTTTTGCAGCTTCGGCTTTACCCTCGTTAAGTAAATAATCAATAGTCCA